TTCAAGCATAGGCGGTAATTCCTCTGCAATAATTGGAGCCAGTTCTCTAACCATTTGTCCAATGCTAGTTACTGCATTGATAACAGTAGGAATTAAGTTTCCCAATGCGGTCTTTGCAGTTTCTACAAAGTTATTGATTAGATTTCCTAAATCTGCATCTGGGTCAGAAAATCCAGTCACCAAATTAGTCCATGCCGCACCTAATGATTGAAAAGAACCTTGAAGTGTAGTCTGGGACTCTCTTGCAGTAGTACCCATAGCCTTCATGGCTTCTTCTTCTGTCATCGTTCCGTTTTTAACTGCCTCTGCCGCCTCTTCCGCAGTAAGTCCAGAAATGTTCATCTCTGTCTGAATGACATGGATAGCCTCGATGTACTTGTCGAATGAGATGTCCTTGACATTATCAGCCGTAGCCTCAAACTCTTCTCCCATGACTCCAGAATCGTTTATCAAACGTGCCATCTCTGCGGCAGTGCCTTGGTAGCCCAATTTTAGGTTATCAAGCATCATATAGTTATTTCGCATGAGACCACTGTAAGCATTCTGAACCATGCCTATATCTCCACCGAATGTATTGAAGTTATCAGACATATCGGTTAATGCTAGGTTAGCGATTCGTGCCGCCTCTTCTGTGTCACCCTCAAGTCCTTGTATAAGTGCCGCAGAAAAACTAGTCGCTTGCTCAAGGTATTGACTTGAGGATAGTCCAGCGGTCTTATATGCGTTCTCTGCATAATTCATTACAGTATCGGCACTCTCACCAAATAGTTTCTCTACACCACCTACCATCTGCTCATATTCGCCATAAGCCTCAACTGACTGTTTGGTCAATCCAGCAACGGCGGTAGTTCCAGCAACGAAACCAGCAACGGTAGCCTTTCCAGCCATTCCAGCCATTTTTGCTACACCGCTACCAAACTTGCCAGCCATTGATTCCGCTTTTCCCAGACCCTCTTCATACTCGGATGCATCCAGTCCGAGAGTGGCAAACAATTCAAATACATTAAAAGCCATATCAATATCCTCTTACTTTCTGGCTAATTCTCTTCTTTATGTCTTCGCTTGACTCTTGGTTCTCTTCATTTTGGTCATCATCAGCACGATAAACAATATCGGCAAATCGCTTCTCGATAACATTACCTCCAAGAGCATTAGCCACATTGTTATTTAAAAATTTCAGCGAGTCGGTAACATACAAGCGGTATGCTTCGGCTCGCTGAATCTCATTATGCTTTGCAACTAAGTAACGAAGAAAAGGCTCTAGTTCTCTTTGACCTCTGTATTCTCCGTAGCAGAGCCAATAGAGGTCTTCGAAGTTGTTCTGCCTTGCGAGAAAAAAAGTGAAGTTAACTCTGGGTCTTGCATAAACTCCGATGCAAATATGACAACATTCTGAGTAGAAATCTCTTCCTCTGGAACATCGGGATTCAATGCCTTAAACATATCAAGCCACACTCCAGCCTGTTCGCAAAGTGAGTATTCCAGAAACTCCAGAATCCACCCTTGTTTCTTTGTGATAACAATATCAGAAGCCTTCTTGTCTTGGAACATTCTTCTCAAGCAAGATACCATCTTACCCATTACCTTAAATGCCTCTTCACCCTTGAAGTCTTTGAGCCTCATCTAATTAACCTTCTCCTTCCTGTTCTGGTGCTACTACCGTACATGCACATGTCGCTGAATATGTTCCGCTTGTAACGGTCAAGTCAGCCGTACCAGCCTCGTTTGCCGTTACGATTAACTTCTTCTTGTCAGTAGTAAATTCACCCTTAACTGCGGTCAAGTCTGTTGTAAGATTGCAAACTGCATCATCCGCTAACGATTCTGGATTGTACTGTACATCCAGAATCACTACATCACCCTCAGTAAGATTGAGAGTGTCTTCGCTCAATGCAACATAGGATTCCTCTTCGCCTCCAAGATACAGTTCAACAGGAACTTCGTCAATATTCTCGATTGAGTAATGTCCAGTCAACGTAATAGAAACGTTACCCTTGCCCTTCTTTGATGTTTTCAACGAGAAGCCATCCGTAGAAAGTGCATTGATAATCTTAACGGCAACAAACCCACCATTAGCCATGTCACCAACATACCAAAGGTCTTTGAAGTCGGATGAAACGAGTTCTCTACGGCATGTAATCTTGCCTGTTTCTGCATCCTTGTCTGCCGCACTCAAAAGATAAAGTACATTATCCTCTGAGATATTGAGTGCAGTTGTCGCTACGGAAACTTCAACCTCATCAATCCTCTTCAACTCTTTTGTATTGTTAGGACAGTTATCTACATCTTCGCCAAAATCAGAAAAACTTGGCTTAATGTTTACAGTGATACCGCCTGTGGTTGCGGTAAGTATATCGTCATCATCAAATGCGCCTGTTGTCGGGTCAAAATTCTTGAGAAGAATACCAGCCTCGACTTGCAAGTCATCAAATGTTGACTTTGGGATTTTAGTAAATCTCATGTTTACCTCCTATCATTTCGTCATAAATTCCATGGAAACATTAAGTCTGTATGCCTTAATGTTGTCATCCTCGTTTTCGGTGTGTTCCTGTGCAAATGGACTGCCTTTTACTACCCATAAGCGACCTTCATCTATTTTGAGAATCTGACCGCCTTCTCCAAGAAAGTCAGCAATGTTATTAAGAATTGCATCTGCCGTTCTCCATGACTTGCTCCTAGTCCAGATTATCGCTTCTGGAAAAACAGGGTCTTCAAATTCACCGATAACCTTTTGATATGTTATATATCCCTTAACCAAATCAGCCTCATCTGGGACTGTATTTTGGTCATATGCATCAGCGAACTGATTCCAGAACTGATGTATAGCCTCTTGTCTATCCATTGTTCTCTTCCCTCACTTCTCCAGACAACTCCCATTCCTCTGCATCATACTGTCTGATATTAAGGGGTGAACTAACAGGAGTCTTCATATCATTACTCTTTGAGGTAATTCTGAAATACTGCTTATCACTTTCCCTTCTCACAACATCATGATACTGTAACAAGATTGATTTATCGGTCACTAGATTATGTCTGACATGGACACCGTTCTTTTCAGCAATTCTCGCTTCGGTAGAAGAATCAAAGGAATAGGCAATCATGATTTCAGCACCGTCTTGCCAATACTCATCATAACCGCCTCTACCATCAGACTGTCTTATAAAATTCATCAATGTGGATTTTTCAAATGCCTCACTTAACAAACTCATAAGATACCTCTTATTCTTCTATATCTACTTAATCTGACTGAAAAAAATTCTCTCCAGTCATTAGGATTAGATGCACCCTCGCTACCTCCAGAACTTACAGAACCCTTACTGTAAGAATAGACACCGAAACTCTCACTATTAAATGGAGACATGGAAGGGCTATCAACCCCTCCATATCTCTCATTCCAGTCAGCAATCTCTTGGGCTAGACTTATTACTTCTTTCGGGACTGCCATAGCCCAAATAGTGCCTTTAAACTCTTTTTCATCTGCAAGGTCTTTGGCTGGGTAGGTGTAAACACCGTCATTGAAGACACTATCTCTTATGCAGAAATATTGACCGTCCTGCAAAAAGTCACTAGGGATGCCGATAAGCACTCCAGCCTCAACCTTGAGATTGCCTGTATAGGAATCAACCCTAAAGTAGTTGTTTATCTCTTTGCATAGCATTGTCATTTTTTCATCCATAAGTCATCTCCAATTGTTCATCGTGGAACATTTTAGCCTTCGCCCTCTGGCTCTAACGTAAGTCCAGAAATATCATACTTCTGTGTCCTTGTATTAGTACCATCGGTAGATACGAACTCAATATGCTGGGCATCCTTGTCAGAAACATAGAATACTATGTTCTTATCCTCATCGTTAATCATTTCTGCTGGGTCACTGCCAGTTGCACTAGGCACTATTGCACCAGTTACGGAAGTCAATCCAGTAAAATCACTATCCTTGATATTCAAAGCAAGGAAGTGACCTTCCTGTAACTCTGGCTCTCCGCTGAATTCTGTATATCCAGTAACGTACTTGAGAGTACCGCTAATGCTGGACTTACCGACAACGATATTGCTCTGCAAATCACTCGTTTCTTTACCGAGAACTTGTACCTCACCGCTTTCGGCTTTTACGATGAGGCTTCGGAGGGGTTTGAGTCATCGGTTACATCTGCAATAAAGAGAGATGTCGGATTGTAGATGACAGGCATGAACAATCCAGATGCCTTTGTCCAAAGAACCGCTGGGTCATTTTCAGCCCACTGAGAAACGTAAACGTAAGGACTAAGAGAAGATGCATTGCCCTTAATAAGATTAGGCAAGTCAACCTCTGGAGGGTCACCCCAAAGACCGATACCGATTCTACCACTTGGATTTGTTGCGAAGAATGTAATCTTATTCTTCGGATAGTATCTTGCAGTAGAAAGTGAAGGTCTTCCATCACTACCGATTGTAGCATCAGCAACGTATGTAAGGTCATTCGTTACAACACGGATAATACCAAACTCATCAGCAAGATAATCAGCAAATGCCTGTGCCTTTACCAAAGCACCGACACCGATGTTGCCGTTGATAACCTTCTGGATAGACGGATGACTTCTCATCTTTGTAAGAACTGCCTTAGATGTGAGAATACCTGTGAGGGTAACACCCTTCTCAAGAGCAGTATCGATGATAGTCTGAATCTGTGCTGGAACATCTGCTTCTGCACTAAGGTCTACACTCAAACCAATCTGGTCTTGTGGTACACCGTAATCAACGGTCAAGTCAAGGTTATTCTCCTTGATTGTTACCTTACCATAAGCAAGGGCTTCATTCTTAGCAACCTTTGTTCTTGTGATAACTTGGTCAGCAAGACGAATACCATCGTTAAGTACGTAATCGAACATAGCATCTTCACGAACTCCAGAACGGAGCAATGCTCTCATTCTCTCAGACTGGTTAAGTTTAACCTTAATCAAGCCCTTCTCGATATTATGTGTGTCGATAGGCATACGGAATGTAGTTCTGGACTCTGTATCAAATCCGTGGAACTGAGCCATAACAGGAATCTGGTACTCATCAGCGATTGTCTGCCATGATGCTACGAGGTTGTCTGTCTTGAGGTCACCCAGCAATCCATCGATAGGGTCTGACTGTCTTGTCGGGTTGAACTCTGTATTAAGCCACTCTGTCTGCGGTACGAAACCGAAAATATTATTTTCCCACTTCATTAGTCATCGCCTCCTTCGGAATCATCCTCATCGGATGGTCTTGTAACTGTGGAATCTTCTACGAACTTGAATCCCTTTGCAATAAGGGCTGTCTTTGCATCACTATCCAATGATACAGGGAGTCTGTCTTCGATGACAACTCCAGACAGGACAACTGAGCATGGCATATCGCCACTTGTGACATCTACATCCTCATAGAGAAGTCCGATGCACTTGTTGTCGTTTGACGGATAAGGTGTACCCATTGGGATGTACTTACCGAAACCAGCACTTGTGCCATTGGATGCAAGTGCGGTAAATGTTTTTCTTTCACACTCTTCATGTGCGAGGAAATAGCCTGGCGCATATACCTTGCCAACTACTTCATTTCTCTGGATAAAAGACATTTGTTATTCCTCCTTTGCCTTTCCATACATCTGTTCAGAATGTTGTTTGAAGAGTTCGGAGGCTCTGCTCTTAGGAGGTGTGCCACCGCCACTTGCTGGCGGATTGTCGGTATGAATACCGCCTGTTTCCTTCTTTTCGATAAAGTCAGCATAGGTCTTAACGTATGATGCCTTCTTATTGTCAGCATCCTTAACCTTGCCTTCCTCATCAAACTCGATGGAATCCGTATCATCAGCACTAGCCTTCATGATTAAATCAAGGTATTTGTCGGAAACTCCAGCATCTTGCAATATCTTGCGTTTTGCCTCTTCCTTCTTAGCCTTGGACTCCTTCGCCTCTACTCCAGACTTGTACTCCTTGTACTCTTTGTCAAGGTCATCGTACTTCTTCTGAAGTTTTTCAATCTCTTCGTTGTTGTTTTCTGGCTTAGCCTTCAAATCATCCAATTCCTTCTGGACTTTCTCCAACTTATCAGCATCCGTCTTGTAACCATCTCTCTGTTCTTTGAGAGCATTAACAACTTCCAGATGTGATGCCATGATTTCTTCAACTTGCTTTTCTTCTATCCCCATTGCTTCGAGGAACTTGCGAGTAAATGCCATACAGAATCTCCTTTGCTTCGGTATTATTGCTTTAATATTTGATTCTGTTTGGATTGTAACATAGTGATTTTCAACTTGCAACCATATAAACTTTATCAAGATGCTCAAAAACCGCCTCAAATGGTCATTTTACTCGATTTTGCTCTGTATAGACCGCTCTGGATTGAATCCTAGCAATCGAAACGACCAACTCATCGAGGCAAATACAATAAAAAGACGCATTGTCAGAATATAGCCATCGTTTAGGCTTAAAAAAGCACCTAAAGGGGAAATTAGGTGCTTCTGAGGTAAGTGTGGTTTGTCAAAAACGACTGTTCGCATTCATATTATACCACATTATCCTCCTTTCATCATCCTTTCCAAAAGAGCCTTATATTCTTGAGTATGTGCAGTAGCACCGAAACGGATATAGTGTTTACCCTTTATCGTTCCATCTCGTCTTCCGAACTCTTGGACAGGAGCATACTCAACATTCGTTCCTATCTCTACGGACTCTCCACTATGAACAACATGTCCAATAGAGTTACGGAGGTTACCAGTACGGTACGGTGCTTTTTGCGATGCCGTGTCTGCCGCATCCTCACCTATCGCATCCAGCCAGTCATTAAGGACTCCGTGAAACTGAGCCAGAACCTCATCCTTGTGGTCTATTAGTTCTATGCTTACTACTTTCTTTGCCATTCTTCTTATCCTCCTTCTCCAATTTGTTCTTTTTCTCAGTTGCCATTTTCTTTTCCCAAGCCTTACCATACTTGCCTTGAAGTTCCTCAAATTCTCTTGTCTTCATTGCAAGCCAGTCATCATAGAATTCTTCTTGCATCATCTTTTCATAGAGTTCATCGTCATGGCTATGGTCGATGCCCTCCAGCACTCCAGACAATCTGCAACGGCAATTGTATCTGTCCTCTGGCGCACCGTCTGGGTCGGCTGGGTATTTCATAGGGACTTTCAAAATACCGACACCAAACAACCCCTTCTCGTTAGGATGAGTGTTATGGAGTAGCAAGTGACTATCTCTAGTCCTTGAGTCAAGGTTCGCCCTCCAGACCTTCTCAAGCGGAATCCCAGCCTTTTGACTTCTCTCGATAGAATCATATCTTCCTTTGTTCTGGGCTGAGATGACACATGTTCTCGCATTACGGATAGCACCATTCCAATCCATGCCAACAACATCCTCCAGCCTTTCGGCTATCTTATCCATAGACTCACCTTGCAAGATGCCTTGTGCTACTGCATTGTTGATATGTTGTCTATTCCATCTCTTGTCCTTCGGGATATTCGGGTCAAGTAACGGCAACAAATCTGGGTCTTCCTTCATCAAGTACGAAACCGCATCTCGGTTGTAAATGGTAAAGGGCGAAACATCTATGCCAGCCACTTCGGCATAGGTTTCACCCATAAAGGTTGCAAAGTTGAATGAGTTCTCATAAACAGTCGGAATCTCGTTGTTTATCATCTGCGATGCAATAACATCAGTCGAAACAAGGTCTTGAGTTAATTGCTCTCTAAGGGCAGTCCATTGCTTTGTCTGTAACAATGTGTCCGACCTCCAAGCGATGTACTCATCTTTGTCTATCAAGCCGTATTCCAACTGCTTTTTCATCTTCTCATCGTCTTTTTGGAACTGCTCCATATAGTCGGTGATTTTGGCATTCATCTGGTTATTGGCATTAGCATACAAAGCGGTGATTCTTTCCTCAAGAGCCTCCAGTTCGTCATCTACTATTCTATTGCCGTAATCATCGTCTTTTGCCATACATTACTCCGTAGGGGCTACCTCTGACTGTTGTCCTTCTGTACTGGATTCTCCATCCTGTGGGGCAGGAACTTCTTGTGTTTTCTTTATACTACCGAACCTATCCATCTCATCCTCATCTAACTGTTTGAGAATCTTTTCCTTCTTATCTCCATCTCCAAGAAAATCAAGTAACTTGCCTACGATGTAATCCTCTGGAAGATATTGAGCCGATGCCAGAACGGAATTGATTTCCTCTTGTGCATTGACAATCATGCTTCTGGTAAAGGATGGCTCTTCTCCATCTATGCCAGCAAGTTCAAGGATGCCATTAAGAAAGTCAATGACTTGATATTCATACTGAATTGACTTCGTGTTAAGCGGTTCGTATGCCGCCTTTATTTGCGTTGCGGTAACCGCCCCATTTGCTATTGTTTCTGGATTGAGAGCCATAAAGTCCTTGTATAAGTCCTTTTCAATACGGTCAAGTAACTGATTCCTTGCATCGTATGGGACATCAAGGGTATGAGCCTCTGCAGTAGCACCGTCACCTTCTACTTGGGCTACATGGATAGTCTTGAGCCTCTGTAAGAATAATGCGATGTCCTTATCATCCATTCCTCCAGCATTGTGCAAAATCCAGTATATCTGGGATGCATCATCAAGGTCATTAGCAAAACCAGATTTTATGAGGTCATAGCAGTCAATCTGTTCTTGCATACCGACAAACTCGGACTGTTTATTCTCATTAGCCCATAACGGAACTATCGGGAGTGACGGATAGTTTTCGCCATCAACAAACTGGATGCCATCTATTTCTGTTGTCCTGTAATTGTTCTTGTAACTCTGGGTGTTTGGTGTATCGGTTACTTCACCGTTATCAAGGATATAGTTTCCTTTGTCTTCCCCATAACTCCATATCATCTCGGTTGCGCCCTCAATCTCATACAAGGTTGCTCTGAGTGGCTTTGTATCATCAACCCTCCAGAAACGGATGCCAGCCATGAGTGCTCCTGTGACCTCATCAAACAATGGTACGAAACTTTTGGCTTCAAAGGCTTCAAGATGGTCATAATTCCAGAATCCGTATGCCACACCTTGAACAATAGCAATCTTACCCAACTTCTGTAATACAGTATCGAAGTCCTTACCCAATTTCTTCTGAGTAGAGGCATTATTCCAACTAACTCCGTTACCCAGCAAGAACTGGTTTTGCTGATTGACAAAACGATGGAAGAAATTGTTTGTCATCTTATAGTTTGCCGATATATTGTCTGGTACGACACTTCCCGACAGGGTATAAAGGAACTTCTGGAATTGAACCATTGTCCTGTTTTGATGCCTGTCATACTCATCGGCTAGAACCGCCATCTCATACATATCGGAGTTTTTATACTCTTCAATTGCACTAAGAACAAAAGACAGAACCTTCTTATTGTCGTTCTCTGCCTTAATCTTCTGGAAGTCTTGATATGTCTTCATGTTCCCTCCTTACAAGAGCCACAATGACTCTGGGTCTACTGCTTTCTTATGTTTCCTGTTCCAAAGTATTCTCATTAGGCTGGACAATGAATCTGGACAGTCATCATGTTCTGCATTCTCGTTATAGTCGCAAATCATGTCAATGTACTCTTCATCCGTTCCTGTTACAAATATAACATTTTCCCAATCAAATTTTAAGTAGGAGGTAATCTTGATATATTTGTTCTGGCTTTCCGTATAGGTTTCAACCTTCATGCCCCTCTTACGCAGTTCCTTGGCTACCAGTCCTTTATCAGCATTTAACTCGTTATAGCACTTGGCACATTTCATCCCATTGTAAAGGTTGACTATGGTGTCCATCACATCATCAACGTGTTTCCTCCAGCACTTACCATATACATACCATTTACCGTCATGAATAGCAACAACTGTAAAGGCGGTATAGTCTTCTCCGTAGAAAGCAGAATCCAGATGAGAGTACCCTTGCTCTGCCATCGAAGGGTCTGCACCTGTCTGCGGATTGCTAAATATGACATCCTCATCCGAAATATGCTTTAGTTCATAGTTAGCACAAAACAGGGAATTGGTCATTTTGGACTTGAGTGCCTTTATCTCATCATCACTCAACAATCCAGTAGAGTAGCAATCGTACTTCTCTGGGTTAGGCATTATCGTAAAGCAGTCATCAATATGCCATGGTGTTCCTGTGTTGTAAATGCGACCACCCACGTTCTTGACGTTCTGTAACTCTTGATAGAAAGACTTAGTATGTTCACGTTCAGCCCTCGAAACACGGTCTGTGAGGTTGACAATATCATCCGTGAATATGCGGTCATAGTGCTTACCAGTAACGGAGGCAAGTGTTCCCAGCCCGATTAACTGTGATGTACCCTTGTTACCGATAGCAAGGTTGGTGCTGATATGACCTCTACTGCATTCGGTAAACTTCAAGTCAACTCCATAGATAATCTTTACAAAGAATACCGTATGCTCATCCATCAGAATCTTTTGAACCTGTTTCATGATTTCTACTACGTCACCTCCAGTTTTACGGATAAATGCCGTAGTGATTTTAGGCAATAGAATGATAATAAGGGCTAAGGCAATAGAAACACATGTGGTCTTAAACGCGCCACGATGTGCTTGCAAAGTCTTATCCGTCTTACCACGAACCATATCGATTATCCACTTGTTATGGAGTTTACCTAGTTTGGTAAACCCCAGCAAGTGACCGAACTTATATGGCTCATTCAACAGGAGTTGTATTATCCGTTGCCTCGTTAGTTGCCTCTTCATCGAAAACCATATCCTCAATCTCTTTGATAACTTCTGGCTTGATATTGGCATCAATAACCATCTGTTCTTTCTGGTCTAGCCATTGTTTACCCAGCCAGATAGCCATTGCGGTTGACCTTTCAGCCTGTTTGAATTGAAACCTCCTTAATGAGATTTTACCTTGTGCTGAATGGATTTTATAGGCATCCGCAAATGTCATGCTATAAGTTCGCTTACACCATCTCTCTATTGTGTCCTCTGAACATTCGAACCATGAGGCGATTTCATGCAATGGACATTGGAGTCCACACAACTTCTCAAATTGCTTCTGGTCTATCTCCTTTTGCGGTCTTCCCATCTTAGCCATGCCTCTTCTCCTTTCTCATAAAATACTGTGTTCCATACTTAAATGGTCGAATAGAACCTTGAGTGAATCCGTTCCTCAAGAAAATGTTTCTACTTGCCTCCAGACAATGAGCAGTAATCGTATAGTTTGAGTAAAGGATGGTTACATATTCGACCAAATGATACATAATGTGTTTTCCTCTAAAATGAGGATGAGTATAGCATTGTGAAACGTACTTTGAGTTCTGTTTATCCCTAACACATAGAACGGCTACACACTCATCTCCAGAAAAATACCCATACCATTGTCCTTCATCCGAAAAGACAACAGTATGAGGTTCTGGTTTAAAGTCAAGGCTTTTAACGTAATCAAGGGTAATTCTCTTAATCATGATTACCTCCTAAATGTGAGGGATTGCCTCTTTGATGACCTTCTTGGGTCAATTCTGGATTTTTCAACCTTATGGTCTACTAGGTTAGGGCAAACATTCCAATAACGGATTTTGTTCTTCTTGAAGTAATCAGCCATGAGAATGTCATAACCAGTAGGGTGTTCATCGAACCGACTCCACTCATTCATGTAAGCCAGTAAGTCAGCACTCATCCCTTTTGGGAGATAGAAGCATTGATTCATCATGAACTTGCTACCTGTGATGTATCGACTACCGACAGTCAAGTCATCTTTACGCATAGAGAAGAACTGAATGACATCATCTGGTCGCTTTCTTATTTCTTCTAATATTTTATTATAGAAGTCATCGCAAAGAATAATGTCATCTTCCATATTGACACTAGGATGGTCACATACCATAGCAAGACTCATCCGAAACGTGTCCATGGCATCATGTTTCATGTCTTTGCAGACAATAAGGTCTGGGATAGCCTCTGCATATTCGGTCAAATCAACCTTTCCAACTGTTCTCATGATGAATTTAATGTCTTCCATACTTTTTGTACTCTTTCTCGAAATCACATGATGTAGGGATGCTCTTTCTCTTGAATTTATCGGAACTCCAGTTGATTTTGTCAAAAACATCTTCCCCAACCCAGACTTTACTTACCTTATGCTTATTGTTATACCCTAGCATTGATGTTGTCGGACAAAGGTGTTGGAGTAAAGCCACCTTTGTAGTATAAACAGGAATCTTGTTCTCGATGCAGTACATTAAATAGAGTCCATCATCATAGATGTAGTTTGGCAACTTCTCTTCTCTGAACTTCATAATCATCTTGAGCATCGGAATTGGAATCACGTTACATTGACCCCATGTGTTCGCTGGGAAGATTTCAATGTAAGGATTCTGGAAGTCAACCTCATGAAGTCTAGGACAGAACAAAGTCCATAAGTCATAAGGCTTTGCCTCAATGAGTTTATGGATGCAGTCATCGAACCTGTTTGCCAGTAAGACATCATCTTGGATGAGAACCAAATGAGTGTAATCTCCAGCAAGGGCATCGTTTATGCACTTTAACTGAGTATAGTATGTTCCGACTCTCTGGTCTTTTGGTCTGTCATCATAGAATACCTTAACATCACCTCCAGCCAGTTTGGTCAGTTCATCTTTAACCATGTCCATACGGTCAAAACAAGCCATTATGCGATAAGCGACCTTAACCATTCTCTACCTCCGATGCCTTCATAAACTGAATGTGAGCACATCTAGGGCATGTACATTTGTAATAATCCTCTGGCTGACTAGACCGCTCTGAATCAATCCCTGTCTGAAAAGCGGACTCCGCATCGTCTGGGTCTACATAAATCGCTCCTACACGGTCATCATCATTTAAGGCATGATGAAAGTCTGGAAGTCCGAGTTCTCCCATGTCGAAGTCTACGTCTAGGTTGCGTAACTCATCCAGAAGGTCATCCGTTACCCACTCTGAGAACTCTGATATAAGGTTATCGGCTATACGGTCAAGTTTTATGTCATCCTCAGATGCATGTGACACGATGCAAGGGACTTCCTTCATATCGAGTCTTATGGCTGCCATGTAACGAGCATGACCCTTGACAATGATGCCTTTCTCATCAATGACAATAGGCACGTTGAATCCGACCTTTGGGATAATCTGTACCAACAGGGAAACTGTCTTCTCATTCTGCCTTGCGTTACGGATGTAAGGGCGAATCTCCGAAATCTTCTTATATACTATGTCTTTTGCTATTTCCATACTGTCACCTTAGAACTTGAATGTCTTTCCTTTCCTAACGTAATACTCCAGACCACACTCTTCGCAGACTACCTTAACCATTTCAATGTCGGAGGTCACCTTTTTGGCTTTCTCTTGTGCATTGTCAATCTCCAACTGGGTTGTTATGACTGGTGCAGTCGGAATCTCGTTTTCCTTCTCTTTGAGGTATTCGAGGAACTTCCTCTTCTTTTCCTCATCGTCTGTTTCCCCAGCACCGTCATATTCCTCTTGGTCATCGAATCCGAATCCGTCAAAACTCTCTGCGGTAAATGCCTTGACACCTAAATCCGACATATCGTAATCGGTATCAATCATGTCTACCTCATGTGCTAACTGTTCATCATCCCAGACAGTAAACTCATGAACCTTATTGTCTGCAATACGGTCAAACTTGTTCAACTCATCCGAGTTATCGGTATATATGCAAGGAACTTCATCCATCTTTAACTCAAGTGCCGCACGATACCTTGCGTGACCCTTGACAATGACATTGTTCTTGTCCAGCAACAATGGAACGTTGAATCCTACCTTCGGGATGATGTTGACTAACTTCTTGACAGTCGCATCGTTGAATCTTGGGTTTTTCTCATACGGCTTAATATCAGCCACCTTTACCATAACTATCTTATCCATTGTGTTCAGCCTCCCAGTTCACACGTTCTTGAATTTGCTTTTCAGACATTCTGGCTTTGTTATAATCATTGTTCTCATAGAGTTTGGCATAGCCTGTGATGTACTTGAGCCTTACCAGTTCCTCTGCCTCAAGTCCTAGTTCATTGCAAACCTCATAATCGGATGCTCCTGCCATCAACATCTCCATGACGATATTCGACATACCGTTTACGGAGTGCTTACCTCTTGCTCGGTTATGCCTTACAGTCGATGCCATAAGGTCATTCATCGTCTTTCCCTCAAGAACAACGCAAGGCAACTTACCTTCACATTCATCATAGATGTCCTTGTATCGCTTCATAATGGAATAGCGATGGAATCCATCAACGATGACATAGCGGTCTTTCTTCTCATCGTATATGGTAACTACTGGCTGGGTATAACCATCCTTCTTTACCGAAATATAAAGCAACTTCATTTCTGGAGTCGCTACGGAGTTCGGGTTATAATCGTTCGCATGGACTTTCTCAATCGGAATCCAGCGAACATTGTTAATTGGCTGACTGCTTATTGGCATAATATTCCTCCTTCAACTTTTTGCCTCGTTCAATGTAATAGTCCATCTTTTTGTCCTTCTTGATTTTGGACTTGTAATTGGCATTTATCGTACCGTCAATGTCATTGATGATACATTCCTTGACATGAATCGTGTACCATTCAGTAGTGTCTTGATTTTTCCACCTCTTAAGGAATAGTTCGTGGTATTCGGGTTTTACCAGATGCTCCAGAAGATAGTCACGATATTCCTTCCAGTCCTTGAACGCAAATGGAAGTGTCTTCGGAATGATACCACCCTCATCGAATGCGTGATTGAATGTGCTTGTTCCCTTTACTCTTCTGACAAAACGGTTGTATGTCTTTGGTTCAAACTCTTGGAGTAATTCGATTGCGTGCCATGCAGTTTCGTGAATCAAGGCAGACACCCTCATCATTTGTTTGTCTACTCCGTATCGGTACTGCAAGTCATATACTCCATTGTATTCCCAATGGTTCTTGGCTATGGCAGTCCAGACATCATCTGCAGTGAAGTCATAGATAGGGTAGAGAATCTGGGTATTTCCCTTTTTGTTCCTAGCCCACGTTTCGCCTCTGAATGTAGCACTACTGAATGAGAGAGCCATTCGTCTATTTAAGGATTCGTCAATCCTCATCCCGACCAGCACCGCACAATTCTCACTTTCCGTACAGTATCTTGGCAAGCACTCAACTAGGTCATGGAATCGGTGCTTGTTGGAGGGGTTCTCCTTTATGGAAATGTCGGACTTTGGATGCACCCAAATATCCGACTTCTCTTCATCCCATACTCTTAGGAAATTGTTTTGATGTGATAATGAGTTTGTAAAGTCAAAAGGAATCTGAAACCAGTACGGCTTAACGTCTGGGCGATGCATCACTCCACTCATGTAGTCAACCGTATGTTGCCATTCAGCCTCTTGGTCTAGCCAGAAAACCTTAAGTGGCAATCTGTTACGTTCAGTTGCCACTCTTAATGTGAGGTTAAAAAGGACTGTACTATCCTTTCCTCCAGACATGGAAACAATGACGTCATCAAAATCATCGAATACCATGTTTATCCTCTTCAATGCCTCATCGAAGACATTAGTTTCAAGGTATATCATTACGACCTCCTATTGTTGTAATAGAATATACCGTTTCTCTCCTCAAGGTATTTGTCATCACTTCTGTTTATGATGTCGCAAGCGAAGTTGTCATATCCGCAAGCCCAGTAAGCATACCCATCTAAGAACAGATATGTGAACCTTTGTGAATAAAACCTTCCCTCCTGTCCGACATCCTTAATCGTTGCGATAAATCTCTCAAACTCCAGAAGGTCACTACCATAAAGATAACTCTTCATCATATACTGATGTGGAGCAAAATTCGCATAAGTCTTGGCAGTCCTAAACTTATGATTGAGCCTCTTTATAAATTCCCTTGTTTCCTCTTCCGTGAACGGAATCGCCTTGTCTTCTCTCTTGCGTTCATCCAGAAACTCTTGGAACTTCTTTTCCGCATCATCCTCACTATGATAAATCAGCGACCTTCCATTTTGCTTGAGATAATTCTCCTTCCCTTTATACATGTAAGCCAGTCCGTAGACCAAATTTCCATAATCATTAAGAAACGGTGAAATGTAAACATTTGCCATACAATGCCCTCCATATATTTATATGTTACCATATTTAAACCTGTTTATCAACCCTTCTCAGAGAATCGTCTTATGTCTTCTCGAATAAGGGATTTAATATAGCCGTTCTTGTTGGGAACCATTTCCAGATGCTCCAGAATATCAGACTCGGTTTTCTTGTTGATATGAACCACAACATCCTTCATGTTTGCTCGATTATAGTCGGTTATATACTTTCGTTTGTTATCCTCCCATGTCGGCATATTCGCCCTCCTTTCTTTTTTTGACATAATACCATATAAAAGTTTATATGTCACTATAAAATGTTCCACGTGGAACAATTATGAAATCTCTTCTGCGTAGAAATAGATACCAGAATCCTCACTATACTTCTTCGTAACAAGTTCCGCACAAACTTGGGAGTCATCAGTCCAGTAACCGCATTCAGTTGCGACATCCTTTAGGAGTTTCAGCATATTATCGGTATCGGGCTTTGAGGTCTTCCACTCACCTTCCTTGTGAGATTTGTCCTTCTGGAATCGGAACGAAACCTTCAATGCAATAGCACCCTCAAGACATCTCTTTGGTCTGTGTTTTAATAACATTACGGTGTATAGTCGCTTAACCTCCAGCACCGCAGACTTAGTGTAAAATGCCTTGTTTTTAAAATTGACTCCCTTCTCTTGTGCAGTCACGGTAGGAATCTTATCCATGGGATAAAAGAATTCAATCTTCATTGTTTTTCCTCAAGTCACAACAGTCATTAGGATTAGGATTAAAACACACTTTCCAAAAATTGTATGCCCCATCCTCATCCTCACATACAGAAATTCTTTTTCCAGATGGAAACATCTTGAGATATTTTATTTTCTTTCCCAATGGCAAATGCTTATATCCTCCATGTTTGATTGTGTACTCTGATGTATCAATACATTTAAACCATCTCTCTATCCATGTGTTAATACGGAGAAATTCTACCAGTATCTTTTCGCACTTGATGTCATTAAGTTTCTGGAAGTCCACTAGTTCTGGAACGAATGGTGATATTCTCAACTGGACATCAAATCCAGCCTCTTGCAATTTCTCTATCGCTTGAATCCTCTTGCTTGGTAAAGGGGCTTTCTCATATCCTAGTGACTTGTATAGGTCATCATCAAAACAGGTTACCGTTATCTGAATATGTGCTAAGTCCTTATCCAGAATCCTCATGTACTCATCGTCTGCGACCATATCCGACTTAGTAACAATAAGATACGGCTGACGGTGTTCATTGAGAGCCTTTATAGTTTCATATGTGACTCTCTGTGTCTTCTCTAGTGGTTGGAAACAATCCGTCATCCCTCCGAGCCTCAATACTTTGCTCCTATCAAGCCTCTTTATCTTTGCCCTTATCTTGTCAATGTCAGCAACGGCTGGGTAATGGTTATCCCATAAACCTCGAAAATCCAGCAGACTCTTTGCGTAACAATACTGACAATCATGCTGACATCCGCATCCGTATGTGTCCAGTCGGGTATTGTAATGACATTTGCTACCCTCGTTGCCTTTGACCTCTTTATAGAATGACTTAAATTCCTTAGACATCTTGATTCCCCCTTACCTTTAAATGTCCGTACATAGCCTCATTAGAATATTTATTTACAAAATCCTGTAACTCATTTACTTTTTCCTCGTCCAGCGTACCAGCATCATGTAGAGTCCATATTAATTTGCCTAACGTTGCCGATAGCAACAACAGGCAGTCATTTACGTTTTTAACGTTTTCGTTCATCTTGTCAACAAAAGAACCCTTGTTGGTTTTGGAATTATGTTCCTCATATTCTTTATCTTGCCAGTCCTTCCATTTGCAAGTGGAGCAGTTAATCATTCCATTCTCATCTTTAGGGCAATCTTCTGGACAAACGGAAATTCCAAAATGAAATGGTCTTTCCCCTTCCCAGTCCAAGTCAAACCCAAATACCTCCTTGAACTTTTCCCTATTTTTCATGTTTCTCCCCCCACAAATATTGATAATTGTTCTCTGTTTATTTTATGCGGAATGTGTTGCTTGACATGAGGCTTGTAATCCCTTCCAGTGTCATATGCATCAATCTCACAAAAATTAAACATTTTACAATGATTAACACTCTTAGTAGTGGCTTCTGCCAAAATCCTTTTTTTTGCTTGACAATAAATGCCATTACCCACATACAGGTTTACGCAATAGCGGCAATATTGTTTCATTTGTCTTTTCCCCCTTCGTACAGTTTTGGTATCGGTAGCCAAGCAACAACGTTCCTTTTATAGAACACAAAGTTCGTCACAAAATGGTCAATATCCAGACCACCACAATATGTCTGTACCAAATAATCCCCCTCTTCTTCGGGCAATCTCTCACTAACAGGAATCCACTCGCATTGCGGTCTTATCTCGTCTAACCCATCTTCTACCCCATCTTGATAACCCATAGCATAACTTTTTTCTTCAACCGTCGGGGCATTTTCAATTAATTTACACTTGTAAAAACTATCTTCATTTCTGAAATTTCGGCATGTCTTACAATTATGGCAACACAAATTATCAAATGCATCTTCAAGATATTCACGCCTGATTAAATCATTGTTCATTGTCTACCTCCTGTTCTGGGTAAACCTGTTCGCCTCCTATCAGAACCTTAACTTGCTTCTTCTGTTCGGCTTCGAGCAATCCGTATTTGTATCCACGTTCCCATGCTTGTGCTACTATCTGTTCGATTGCCCCCTTCATTCCCTCAAGATTTTTCAGTTTTGTTTCTGTCTTTGTCTTACTCATTGTCTGCCTCCTTGTCTGCTTCTATGATTGTTGGTGCATAATCTATGGCATCAAATGCTCTACTATAATCACTATAGGTATCAAATTCGACATTTTCAAACTGAATTTCATCAGCATCAATCAATCTTCCGTGTCCTTTGGGAAGTGGTGTGCCATTTGCGATTGCTACATCTACTTCATCTACCGTCATTTTAGGATTATTAACCGCACGTTGACATGCCTTATACATATCTTCGTCAATATCAATTATTACTTTCATCTTCTTTGCCTCTCATATTCCTCTCTCCTATCTTCTTCAAGTTCAAGATAGAAACCACATTTTTTGCAATTATGAAACGGATTCCTACAACAACAGTAGTCGTGTCCAAAAATATTTGAAAATAAGTGATACAATTTGAGTTTAATCATTCTTTATCACCTCTCATATCTGCGCCACAATGACAATAAGGAAAATTGTCTGTTCTTGTAAATGGGGTTGTGTTGATTTCTCTACCACATTCTGAACAGAAAAAATCTGCATCAATTAGTCTTGTCATTGTCTGCCTCCTTGTCTGGGTCATACGGTTCGAGTTCTGGAATCGGCATCCATGCTACTGGATGTACTACCATAGGGAATCCATCGTTATACCATCCTTTGTCATCCTCATCATCCACATAATAGCCAGTAGACACCCTCCTATGTGTCTTCCATATTCTCTCCAATGCATCCTCATACGTTTCACCCTCTTGGCAGAAAATTAGGTCACTTCCGCAGATAGAAACAAGGACTAACTTGTCGGGTTCTGGAAGACGGTCATCACAGGGAATCCACTTAATTTGGTCTTGCTCTCTTCGAGCCTTTAATTCCTCCAGCCATTCAGCCAACTGTTCGTGTTCTTCTGCACATTCAAGGCACTCAATGGTTGCTCCTGTTAGCCCGTTATAACCATATCGTTGTGCCTTGACCTTCTGTTCCTCAGCCCTTTCGTAGCAATGCTTAATAGCCTCATCAAGAACCATCATTTGTCTTTATCCCCCTCTCTGTAGTCTAAAGTTGTTTTCAACATTCTTATAATCAAGTCCTTACAATAAAGGTCATCCTTACAATAAAGGTCATCCTCGCAATTTATTTCATCTGCAATAAACTGTAACTGCATGAGAAATAGTACTGGTTTAAACTTTAAAATACGAGCCACCTCGTACAAGAAATCTGCTTGTTGTCCACAATCCATTTGCCACAATTCAAAGGCATACGGTTCATTGGTTGCCTTATCAAGAATACTGAGATACCTACTATCCGACTTCAAGACTCCAGAAAAAACCCTTCCGTCTTTCAATTCAATGACACAATCCTTACTGATGTAATCATCAATAACTGCATCCGCAATTGGGACATTCACAATATCCAGCATCCTTTTCTGGCTAAGTTCAATCAAGGCATCTT